TCAATCATTGTTTTCTCCTTGAGCCTTCAAATATTCAAATTTTGCGTCTGCCCAGTTCTTCGCATCGTATGGGCTTAAACCTTTTTTCTTGCACCAGTCAGCGCACCAGAGCCATTGCGCATCATCAAATGGGGTTGGCTCAACTACTTGATTCATGCTATCCATCACATCACCTCATAGAAGAGCTGGGCCTCTTTAAGATCAGAAGTAATCAATTCAGCACCATTTTTGTAGCAATGCACGATTTCACCGTACTTAAATACTTGTTCGGCTTGCTGCATGTTTTTGCACTGGTACATCGGTTCTTTAAACCAGTCTTCTGTGTAAAACATTTGTTCCTGGTGTTCTTCAGCTGTGCCTTCCCATTCTTGAACCTGAAAGTATTCATCAAATGATTCGATCATGAACTGATTACCTTCAGCTTTAGTCATGGCTCTGTATCGAGCCAAAGCACGTTCAGCAATTTCTTTTGATGCAGCAGGTGACTGTTCATGCGGACTATCATCTTCAGGGCAGATTCCTACGCACCACAATTTATTCTTTTCCATCACGCCACCTTTACATCTAAATAATCAGGGTTATCCAGGTGCTCTTCATATTCACCAAATAGCACCTGGCATGCTGCATTGCCTGTTAAATCTTTCTTTAAAAGCACATAACTTAGTGTCTTGCGTGTGCCTTTTCCGCTAAATGTCGAACTGCCATCTGCAAGTTCATTTTTGATATAACCCAATTTTTCTAGCCAAAGCTTAAAGCCAACTTCATGCTTCTTTTTAATTCTGAAGATCATCTGTACCCCCAGGTATTCACAAAATCCTGCAGGCAATCGTCAATACTAAACAGGTTGATGTTGCTGTAAGTTCTAACCCGACCTTTGTGCTGCACAAGCAGCACGCGGGTCATAGAAGAGTAGGAATAACTCATGAAGCCTCCCCAGTTTCAGCAGCTTGAATCAAGGCATCTTTGCGCTGTGCATACAGGCTAAGTAGTTCCTGATGATCAGCTGGAAGTAATTTAGCTGCAGGTATCGCTGGTGCTAGTCGTTCTAAAGTTTCTACTGAATCCATGTCATAGATCCGATTGATCAGAACCTGTTTTTTCTTCTTGTAGAAGAGATCAATAGGGGCACTACCATGTTCAGCACTTTCCACTGATGCTTGTTTGCGTGCGGCATTTTCAATTTGATCAAACATACTTGGTTGCTGAGCTTCAATGACTTCATCTGCGATTGGTTCAGGTTCAGCCTTAGGCGTGTATTGCTCTGGATCCAGCTCAAGCAATTTATCTTCCGTAAGCTTGCATAAGTGCTGTTGATCTTTTTGATCTAAGTGTCCATTGGCCAGAAATACGTGACGGAATGAAAGAACGTCATCCTCCTTAGTAAACTGATCAATTTGTGCAGTGAACTTTTCAACAAGCTTTACCCGGTCGGTTTCAACTGAATCCGCTTCAATTTCTGTAACTGGAGTTTCAGTATTAATAGTGGCTTCTTGCTCTATGGCTTCAATAGGCTGAATCAGCTCTGGCTCAGGCTGTTTTTCAATATCTGGTACAGCATCACCTGGGCCAGCTGGAATGCTAGCCTGTTCAGTCTCATTCTTAGCTTTGGTTGAGCGTCTCTTTTTAGGTTTGCCTGTATTGTCTATAGTTGGAGGATAGACAATCATTCGACCAAATAGTTCACCCATTGCAACCAATTGTAATTCAGCATTTTCTTTATCCGCCTGAGCAAAACCATTGTCGACAGCTTTGAAATACTCCATGCACTGTTTGCTGTATTTAATCTGTGAGATATGGTCAGGATGAATAATAAAGATTTCCTGATCTTCTACAACATCATCAAGAGTTAAAGGCTTAGTGAAGGTAATACCAGCCAGCTCCATTGTTTCAACCTTGATGCAGAACTCATAGCCTGGCATAGCGAAAATCGTAGCAGGGAATTGAGATAGATCATCAAAATCCATTAACTCGCCAGCAGCGCGGCACATGATATTTCGGCCAGCCATCATTGCTTCAAAAGCTTCTTTGCTATTTAAAATATTCATGCTGACCATCCTTCCATATCTGATTTCGCCTGGCAGGCATTTAAAATTTGTTGTTCGTACTTTGTGCCTTTGAAGTAGTCCGCAGGCCGATTTAGATCATTAACGTGACTAGCATTCTGAATATCCTTTAATGCAGCTTGATAATCATTTTCTAGACGTGCTTCATTTTCAGCATGTAGTTGCTGTTCATTGGCCTGTTGTGCTTGTTGATTGCGTTGAATGATGGAATGAATACCGGCGCATGTTTCATCAAACTTCTGCTGTTGAACATCATGAAGACTATTCAATCCTCGCTTAGCACAGTACTTTTCAATATCGATTCCAGCTTGTTGCATAAGTGCTTCAAGTTCTAAGAACTGATTACCGTTGATGCATGCGTTAGCAGATCCAGAGTTCAACCACTGTTTAAGCAATACTCCAGCTTGTTCAGAAAGAAGCATGGGTTCATTGAAAATTCGGGTACGGTCTTTTGTTCTAACTGCATAGTTGTCATGAGTTAGATCCAGAACAGTGGTGAACTCATATTCGATACCATCACGCTGTTCAGCTTTCATCCCCACTTTTTCAACTTTCTTTTTACCGTTACCTGCATCAACCTGAACGGTATCCATCTTGCTGCGCATGGTTACAATAATATTGATGCTCGATTGAAGCATTGCATCGATAAACTTACGGTGCCTTGGGGTAACTTGGCTCCATGCGCCCCAGCTATTACCTTTGAAAGTTGTACTGGCAAGCTTGTCGACAATCTCCAAACAGCCACCAACACCCGACCATTCATGAGTAATACTGTCCAGAATCAAGGTGTCAAAACCGGCTTTTTCTGCAGCATGAATAGCATCAATAAACTTTTCTGGAGTGTAGGGCGGTTGAATATTCGCATGTTCAAACTCAACCACATCTTCATACAACTCAGCACTACTATTTTCGGTATCAGCGACAGCAATCTTTCCACCAATACCTTTAGCTAATAGAAGTGCTCCTAAGGTTTTACCTGAGCCAGTAGGGCCAGCCAGAGCCAGGCGTAATTTCGCGTTTTTACGTTCCGCTTTCTTGAAAAATACAGTCGACATTAGACAGCTCCTGGGTGGCGGTTATTACGCTTAAATTTTTTATAGTCTTCCGATGCAAAGAAGCCGGTACTTTCTAAAACTTGATGACGCTTGTTTTTGCGCATAGCAACACGCGCATTTTCCAGTCCATCTAAAATCCATTTCGGAGTAAGGGATTTATCCATCTTCCTCAATGAGCCGTCCGGCTGAATGGAATAGATAGTTGTGTTGCAGAAATAGTCAGCAATAGTTCCAGAGCTTTTGACACGTAGGGCAAAATAGCTGGCCCGAGTTTTACCTACTCGATATATTTCAAGTCCCTCAAAGGTCTTGATGTATTCAGAGAAATAACGATGAGTTGAGCCAAATTCTACTGGCATTGGAACTATAGGTAGTTCATCTGCTTTGAATTGCAGGAAACCGGTGTAGAGGTCTACAAAATTAATTTGAGTTCGATCATTTAGAGGAGACCAGTCATCAGAGCCACACTCACACCAGTAGACCGATTGGCCATTCAGGAGTGCTTCAAAAATTTGATCAGCAGAATTTAAAATCATGACTGAACCTCCACCAAGCGGTGCTTCATGATGTAGCCGGCGATCATTGAATTGATTTCGCGGTGATCTTGATGATCAGTGAAGTCGTTATATGGATTGCCATTAGCATCAAATATCTTGATTTCACCCAGTTCAGTGACTTCGACTGCAGTGAATTCTGAGCCGGGTACGCCGTAGCTATCTGGATAAGTCTCAACTTCAAATGAAGTAATTTCCAAACGAAAGCCATCAAGGTTTACGACAGCTTCACCGTGTACATCGTCGAGCATCTGTAAAGAGACGATTCCATATTCAGATTGAATATTTTGAACTGGTGCTACCTGGTCACTACCAAAGTCAGCAAGATGAGCAAATGCCAAGGCGCTTACAGTTAAGGCAGCAGTAAACAGAGTTACCTTGAAGCTATTGTGTGGAGTTAATTTTGTGTTCATAATTACTTTACTCACAGATAGAGTGTGGGTCACGCCTCAAGTAGTTCCAGCTACGTTGGGGCTTTTCTTTGCTTGTGAGATATAATTTAGTATTTACTAAATATTAAGTCAATAGTATTTGCTAAATAAAATTAGCATTAATTTAGTATTTGCTGAATTTCATGTTTTAATAGACAAAAGAAAACCCACACAAGGTGGGTTCTCTTAAAGCGTAAATCTTATTTTTTGTATTCAGTAATACTGATAGGTTTGTCTTTCATAAACTCTACAATACCTTCACCAGCTTTGAAGTGAATTGAAACGCCGTCATCATTGGCCAAACGCATACCACTTCCTGAAATAGCTCGTTTAAGGTGATAAACCTTGCCAGAATTATCTGTCATTTCTGCGGTTTCAAAATTATCTGAAGATTTCAATTCAACTGTAAGATCCATTGGACCAGTAAAGTTAATTACCTGAGTTTCAGCTGGAGTATTGCTCACAACTTTTTCTTGCACCACTTCGTTTTTTGGATTTGAAGTACAGCCAGTAATCGCTAATCCTAACAATGCTGCACCTAACAAATATTTCATTGAGACTTACCTTTCTATTTATGAATCATAGGTATCTTTATACTAATTGTTATAATGTAACATTTAAAGGCAAGGTTACACTTACCTTACATAAAGAAAAACCCGCGGATAGCGGGTTAGTGATGCTTTACTTAGTTATTACAGACCTGGTCATGAGAGGTCTTAAGTCCAATATAAAGATTTAATATTTCAGAAGTAAGAAAGCTTTAGCACTGAATAGCATCTTTCTCTTTGTAGTGATCCAAAACCAAATCCATATCAGCCAAAAGCACAGCTTCAGAGTATTCACCGGGTGATAGCTTCAACAAGTTAGGCATATAGTTTTTTTCATACTCGCGCGGGTAGTCTCTGCATAAGATCTTTACCCGCACATCTTGAGTGGTGAACTCTGAATCTAACTTTTCCAGATATTTGCTAAGAATATTGTCTGAGTTCTCAAAAGCTGTAGCGGTGACAATTGGATCTACACCTTCATCTGGTTGCTTCTGGCAGCCGGTAAAAGTCAAAGATAAGAGTAGGGTGGTAAGTGTGATGTATTTCATAGTTATAGGTTTATTGTTATTGGGGTTTGAATTATAAGCAAGTTTAGGGAAAAGAAAACCCACCGGTGAGGTGGGGTATAAGCGTTATTGATAATTAATTAAAAAGATCAGGGGTTGGAGCAATATTTTGTGCCCAAGTGAGAATATTATTTGAAATATCAAACTCTTCAAAATATTTTTGGTGCACTATTTCATTCATTTCTAACTTCCATTCAAACTCTTTTAGGAAATTAAACCTTTTTTCTTGTTCTGGTTCAGGCAATAAACTTAATGAATAATCATTAGGCAATAATGTGAATAAAACAGCATCATCACCAAGGCCACATTTTTTTGCTAATTGTAGGTCTGTTAGTGCTGCGAGGCAGCTAACCTCAAATTTATCATATGTTTTATAAATTGTTGAGTTGATGCTACCAACTTGTTTTGTTCCTTTTGGGCGAATTGGGACATCAATTTGATGAGTCTTTTGCCCAATTTTGATATCTAACCAGGATTTCTCGGGGAAAATATCATAAACAGTATCACCAATTTGATTAAAAATACGTGATTTGATATTAGTTATTAAGTTTGATGTTCTATATGTTGGGAAGCGCTCTACTTGTTCATTTGATGTACCATGAGGTTTCCCGAATGGCACTGCACGGTTGAATAATTTATCTAAAATAGCTTGTATAGATTCACCACGAGCAAATCCTCGTTGATCAAATATTAATTGAGGGGAGACAGATTTTTTCCAATCTCGTTTAATCAAATACTCTATTAAATCAATTGCTAATTCTAGGTTATTGGATATATCACTTCCATAAACACACTCTAGGCGACCATAATCTTCAATAAATTTAGTGTGAATGAATCCATTTTCTTCAAGAAAAACACCTATTGATATTTGTTCATTACTTATTAGGTCGGGTGTCCAGCGAATTTGCGTCCAATGCCCCTCAATTGTCGAAGTTTGAGGAGATTTTTTTTTAAATTTTTCTTCTAGCCCTTTGAAATTATTCATAATATCAACTCAGTGGACGCACAATTGATTGGGATGAAAGGAATGTATCACATCTTTCACTAAATTTCTTTAAACCTTCTGCGCGATACTTAAGAAAACCTAAAACAGTTTCCAAGGCCAAATAAGATGGTATTTCTTCAATACCTGTCTCAATGACTTCATCCCCAATTAGGTCATGCAAGTGAAGCCTTATCTCTGATTCAGCTTTTAAAAATGCTTTTTGATGTTCTTGTTTTGCTAGCTCAAGCTCATGCATAGTATTTTCATATTGGAACAGCCCAGAAGATGCATGTTTTTCATGAAGTAGTTTTAAATGTAAATTATTTGCAAAACCTATATGGTGACAATTGAAGTCAAGCAATTGTGCTTCTTTCCAATTACCTCCATGCATACATTCTCCATGATCAATAAGGTTAAATGTTTTATCTGGCAAATGAATTGAGTTTCCCATATTTCTATCTGTATTTAATATCCAGTCATCAAAGGCGATCAATTTTGATAATTGATCCCAATCTTTCATGCAGGAACTAAAATACTCAACCATTACATTCATGATAGTTGGATTATTTTCTATTTCTATTCTAAGGTTTTGTCCTTTCACATCTTCTGTGACCCATGCAAAGGTAAAACCCCTATAACGATCAACCTCACTGAGCATATTTACTAATGTTGGATTAAGGATTTTATTTTCCACTAAAAGAAAACCAGCTCTAGGAGGCATTGGTAAATTAAGTGCTTTTCCTAAAAGATATCCGATCATTTCGTTAATTAGGCTTCTAGGTTTGTCTCCAGCATAAATTTTTACCCAAGAATCTCGTTCTATATCATCTTCCCATTTTATAGTTGCCATATGGGTTGCTCCCGAAACACCATCAGTGGCGACGCGAAGATACTCAATATAATTAGAGGAGGGAAGGTACTGAATAAGTTGTTGTGAAGTCATTTATTTTCCTCATATTTTATTAAGCATTCTGATACAGCCCAAATACTTACCGATCCAATTTCTATTTAATTAAATAAAAAGCTGAATACGCTTAAACTTTTTATTTGCTTCAATTTCAGTTTTATAAAATTTATCTTTATCAGTTGAATCCATAAATTTAGCAAAAGTAGTAGATTCAAGAAGACGATAAAGAAATCTTTCACCCGTCTGAAGTACTACAGTCAACAAGTGGTGCTGGTAAAACACATGACTGATCTTCGGTGAATTTATTTCAATCTTTTGCATTATATTTATTAGCTATTTCCTCGGTTTTAATCAGTCTTTTTTATCAGCCCTCTTTTGGCCAATTTTCCTTCTTCAGCCAACAAAAATTGATTGGGCTATTTATATATCTGAATACTTTTCTAAAAATTCATCTATCCATCCTTGGGCCACTTCAAGATTGGTTATGTCAGTCAGCTTTAGATTCGTCTCTTCTGCTTCGTTAAAGCCTTCAATAATAACTTCAAAGATATTTGCCTCACTAATGACCTCACGTGCTATTTCAGCAGCGTCATAGCTTTGCTTGGCCTTCTTAAGCGAAGCTATTTGCTTATCAATCCCTTCACCGATTTTACCTAATGCCAACTTAAACTCTTGACGATTAATTGTTAGCGCAGTTTTGGATTTATTAAGTGTTGCGATCATTGTGCTTTCCTCTTCAAGAGTTTTTCTTTATTGGGTGCTTCTTTGTTACAAGCCGCATGTAGCTGCTTTTATTCTTAATTTTTTCTTACTCTTGGTTTGGCGTGATAAACATATCTTACACAGTCAACCACCTGTCCAATAAATTGACATTCTTCATCAAATTCAATTATGTTTGGCTTGAAATCTGGGTTTAATGCTTGAAGATATCTCTTGCCATTTGTTTCGATCACTAACTTTTTAAAAGTAGCATCCTCACCACGACGAACCACAATAATGTCACCCGATTGCATATCCCCATAGTAAGCATCAGGGTTCACAACAATGTAGTCACCTTCAATAAAATCAGGGAAATTGCTTATGCCTTGAACCCTGAGAAAGAAGCAGTTTGAACATTCATCTTCTGGAAGGGGAAGCCATTGAGAAACTTCACTCATATCAACTGCAGCGACATTAGTGAATGTACCAGCTTGAACCCAAGATAATACGGGAGCCATACGCGCTCTAACACGCGGAACATTCGCTAAGGTTTCTTCACCAAAAATATTCTTGATCTGCTCTTTATCTAATAGTCCAGGCTCCCAGCCTACCTTTTTCTCAAGGTTTCGAGCTGCGCGCTCGCCAAAACTCCCATGTCCTTTTACAAGTTGAGATATATGGCTAGGGTTCAGATCGTAGTGCTCGCAAAAAGCAGCATCTGAAGTAAACCCTTCTGATTTATTTTTAGCATCAATTGCTCGGCGTAAATTAGCGCGTCGTAAAGAAATAATGTCCATAGTTCTATTTCATCTAGTTTTTAGTAAAAAGTAAATTCGTAAACACTAAATCTCTGTTGACTTGCTTATTAAATAAAATTAGTATTTACTAAATATTACTATTGGGAGATTTAGACATGTCTTCTGCAAACACAACCGAACTAAAAGCCTTCCTAGCCAATCTTTCGTCAACTGATCGAGAAGTATTTGCAAAACGCTGCCAAACATCACTGGGCTATTTAAACCAGATCATGTATGGCAACAGTAAATGCAGTGCTTCTTTAGCTATCAAAATTGATAAAGAGAGCTATGGCGCAGTTAGCTGTGATCTGCTTTGTCCGGACGCAGATTTTGATTACATCCGCAACCAAGCACTCTCTGCTTAAACTAATTATCACCAAATAAGCATTTGAAATAAATGTGAATATATAAAGGGATTCACACATGGAATTCAGTAAAGAAGCACAGAGTGCGATGTACAAGATGGTTCACCAAACACCAGGTATTGATCCGAAGCAGATCGCTGATGTTCTGGGCGACTCCCATAAGACTGTGTTGAATTATGCAAATCCCAATATGGACTACCTACCAAGCCTAAAGAAGTTCGAAATGATGCTTTCTTTCACTGGCAATCCGGTTGTTTTACGTGCATGGGCGCATCAGTTGGGATTGGCTCTGATTCCTACTGGCTGTGACGGCAGTAAGCATCACGAGCTATCAGTAATTGAAGCAATGATGCAGGGGAATATCTGTAATGGGCAGGCGAATCAGAAGGTATATGAGGCCTATGAAGATGGCGTAATCACACCGCAGGAATATGAAGAAATCCACGCAATTTTTCAACGTATTATCGAGTTTGCTACAGCAGCAGATCAGGCAGCCTTTAAGCAAATGAAGCGCTACACATCAAACGCACAAAATGAAAAAGCCTGA